ATACCTTGTGCATCTTGCGAGTGCGGCGACGAACCTCGGTTACCCCAAGAGCCTCTAGGTCGTCTCTGATCTTCTCAAAGTCATCATTGACCTCGTGGGTCTGACCATTGGACATCATGACCAGCTCGCGATCCTCAGACTCGACGTACAGGAACTCTCCAACAACAATGACCTCAGCCTTGTCGTAGTAGGCATCGCCCTCACGGTCATCTGAGACAGACTCCTTGGATCCTTCCGGCCAGCGAGCCTCATACTCGTCCACGGCCATCGGATGTAACACGAACGCATAGCGAGCGTCAGACTTATCCTGCTTCTCCGCTGCTGGGTCAAACCACACCCGATCCAACGGATTAGCGATCTTCTCGATCATGATGTCCTGATCAAATGAGTTGTCATCGGCGTACTTGGAGCAGACACGCCATGCGTCAAATCCACCAGTTACCATGCCTCGGCAGGCTTGGGCGTAGATTTGTTTGGCGTTGGATAGGTTCTCGATGTTCCTAATCAACCCGTCGTAAGTCATCGCTACGTCCTTTGTAGCGTTACCTCCAGCCGGAGAGACTCGGATATCAAAGTCGGCCTGCTCGATCTCAGAAGTGACCTGAGAGACGATAGGGTTGACTTGATCGAATGTGTAGCGCGGCTTGTTCTGGTTAGCATTCCACCAGTAAGGCTCCCACTGACCGTCACGCTTATCGAGAAACAGATGAGCTTCACGGGCCTGCTCGCGGTTGTCGTGGTCAGCCTGCTGACAAGAGCTGAGCAAGTTTATGATCGCCTGATGATCGTCATACTTTGCTTTGTACGAGAGATCGTCCTCACTGTACTCAGCCGACTCTTCCTTCTCTTCGCGCCCGTTGTCGTATTCGGCCATATTCAGTTCCAGCCCGTAAAGTTAATTGATGAAGCAGTCTTCTGGACCGCCTTCGGTGAGAACATAGACATCATGAGCGCGTCACCCATGTTGGGAGACGGCAACTCATACGGCTTCTTAGCCATGTCTATCTTCGACATTATCTGGATTTTACCATTATTTGATCGCTTTTGCGGGATTCTGCACACTTCGCTGCGGAGCTGGTCCAGCACACTAATCTCAGACGACAAAGAGATCAGCTCGTCTGGATGGATGTACTCGCCCTTCACAACCGCCCTGTAAGTTGCCTCGAACCGATCTCGCAGCTTCCACCAGTATTGCGCTCGCTTGTTGAAGAACGTGTCCCTGTTGGTCTTTGAGTCGGAACCGCTGTACGGTACAGCCGCGTCATCAGGTGTCTCGGATCCTCGGAACTGGTGCTTCTGCATCTTGGTTGACTCTAGCTCCTGATCTACCTGACGCTTGAGCGAGATCCCTAAACCGTCGCAGTCCCAGACAAACCAGTCAGCCTGAGCGTCTCTGGCTTTCTTCAGCGCCCAGTCCATTCCCTCATTCGAATCGCCTGTTACCATTTCGCACACATCCAGCACGACAGACCCTTTCCGCAACGCAAAGCCCTTCGAGTCCCCGCCCTCGTCTGACGGGTCGTGGCTGGCGATGATGGCCCCAGACGGACCAAACCCCAGCTTCTTATGCGCGTCTATAGCCGCGTCATACCACTCTGTCGGAATGATGCTGTCCTCCACCGAGTCGTAGTATTCCCCCTGCCAGATGTGCTGATATAGCGCCGTAGACATCGTATCTCGGTCGTGCTGCATCTCCTGCTTCAAGACATCTGGAGCGAGTGGGTTGTCAGAGATGTTGATCATCACGATCAAATGTAGGTCGTCTTCGTAGAATCCGTCTCTCCTGAGCTGCTTCTCATACGGCTTGATGAACCTCTGGCTGAACGCATCCACGCTTGACCTTGGGTTGGCACTGAACCAAATCTCCGACGATTCCTCGCGCAGTGTAGGCGTCAGGGCTTTGAGAGAGTTGAAGGATATTGTCTGGGCCTCTTCTACCCAGAACCGTTGGAAGCCGTGCATTGACTTCACGCCCTCGGGGTTTCTCGCTAGACCTCTGAACTTGAAGACGGGTTCGTGGTTGAGAAGGATTTGATTGTTCTGTACTTCGAACCCCTGAAGGTTCAGTCGCTCGATCTCTGACTTTAGCAGTGCGTGAACAGAGTCGTCGATGCTGTTTTGGAACTCACGGAAGCATGCAGTCTTGATCCCTTTGACCTGTGCGTCCATCAGGCACATGTCAGCAAAGCTCATAGACTTGCCTGAGCCACGGCCACCGATGGCTACCTTGAAGCGCTTGGGCGTATCTATGAATGGCCTGAGCTTCTTGGGGATTTGCATCTTGGGCATTATTCGTACTTGTGCGCCTTCTTCTTGGCCCTTCGTGCGACATCAAGCGCAATAGCGACTGCCTGTTTCTGCGGCCGTCCTGACTCCATTTCTTTCTTGATATTCTTGCTGATCGTCTTCTTGCTGTACCCTTTCTTTAATGGCATTACTCAATTACCTCGATGGTCCAGTGTTGATCAATCTCGATGGGATCCCCGTCTCTGCCTGTCAGCTCTGTTCTCTTAGTCTCTGTCCATCCCGCTCGGTGGCTTAGCCAGAGCTTGATGCTGTTGAAGTCACCCTCGTCTAAGCCCTTGTTATACAGCTTCTTGATCATCCTATCCGCTGCACTAGACAGAGATCTGTTGTACGCGTCAAGCATCTCCGGTTGCCGTTGAAATACAGCCCGTAAAGTGTTGTAACAGCAGCCTAAACGCATTGCTAGCTGTTCTTTGCTTAGTGATGGCGCAAGCTCCTCGATCAGCTTCATTTCGTCGTCGCCAAAGATTACCTCTCGACCGCTGCTCATAGCTTTCTCACTGTTTAAATTCTTGAAAGGTATCAATCGGTATCAAGCATACCGGTTCTTGGTCCTGCCAGTCTCTGACTTCGTTCATCCCGCCAAATCCCAGAGTCCAATCAACTTGGGCGAGATTGACGTAGCCTATCTTGTCTGACCACTCCACGACAAGAAAGGCGGGCAAGCCTGTGTCCTCTTCCAGTCTCTTGGCTCCCTGAACTTTTGCCAACGAGATCATGTATGTAGGGTATTGTAACATAGCATTAGTACGACAGCGTAACTCCACCCATGCCATCGGTAGGTCGTCCCTGAGAGCAAGGCAGTCCAAGCTGTACTTGATCGAGACCTTTTGGAGGTCACACTGCCACTTCTGGGCAACGATATCTCCCAGCCTCTGCTCCCGTTCCTTTGTCTCATCAGTCTCATACAGCGGCCTCATAGGTTGATCCCCATGTTGAATTTGATGGGTAGGTTGAGCTTACGGCGTTGCTCTCTGCGAGCCAGAGACTCTCTGACGACCCTGTAATCACTGTAGCTGATCTGTCCACCAGACTTCAGGGTTTCATGAGCCAAAAGTATCACCGTTTCGTCCCACTCACGCTTCTTGTTCAATAGCCAGTGTTTGTCCTCTTCCCGCTTGAACGGCTGACTGAACAAGACTTCGGGCTTCATCCCAAGCGCAGCAACTATCTCCGGTCCTCTAGCGCCGCAGGCGTGGCAGTACATCAAGATCTTCCCGTCCGCTTCGTGAATGCTCATCGAAGGCGAGTTGTCGTCATGGACCGGACAGCAAGCGACATAGCCCTTGCCCTGCTTTCTGACCTTAGTCAATCCTTCTAAAATTTTGTCGAGCAACGCTCTTTCTCCATTTTATCTGTGTGTGCGTAATAAAGTTCAAGACTTGTGTCGTGACGGGTCTCAGACTCCTATCCACGCCCTTCGGCCAGACCCCGAACTTCACCCTATATTTGTGGCTAGCCCACCCGTCTTGATATCCGTGTTCTCGTGCATATTTGAGTAATTGCCCCATCCACGCAGACTTGTCCTCGACTTTGAAGTTCTTATCTACCTTCTTAAGCATCGATCCGTCGTCACGCCAGACGGGTTCGTCCGATCCAAGAACGTAGCCACAAGCACACTTCCGTCCCTGAAACGCCGCAGAACACACCGGACAGTCTCTGGTGATTTTCTCCTTTTCTTCCTTCTTGATTTGATTACGCTCATTGAACTGCTTGGTTCCGTCATCGAGCCGCTGCGGGACGATATCCTCGGGAAAGCCAAAGGTCTTCAGGTTAGCGGCGTGGTCGAGGTACGTTGCACGCTCTTTACCTTCTGCGATGCGCCAGATTCGGCCTGCCCGTTGGACAAACGCTATCGGTGACTTCGTGGGGAAGCAGTCGATCAGGATCTCAACGCTTGGGTCATCGTAACCCACCCCCAGCAGACGCGAGCAGCACAATACCTTGCACCGTCCAGACCTGTGATCATCGTAGATGTACTTCCTTTCCTCGTCACCCATATACCCGTCAATGTGCAGGGCTGGTATCCCCGCAGCATTAAATCGTTCCACCATTGACTTAGAATGAGCCACTGATGGGGAAAACGCTATAGCACGTCTTCTAAGCCCGTCTGAGTGCTTTCTGTAGTTTTCTACTACATCACCATTAAATGTCTCATCGTCCATCATAGCGGCTCCTAGAGCCTCTGGATCGTAGTCAGTGCCACCCGTCGCTATAGCTTTGATCTTAATGCCTTTCCTGTTGATTGATTTGCCAACGTAGTAGTCCGTTGGAGTAAGCCAACCTTCAGACAGGAGACGCCTTGTGTCCGTTGTCACAATCAGGTCATCCCAATGTACCCCCAAACCCTTGCTGAAAGGAGTCGCGCTGAGTCCTATGAATGGCACGTTGTTGTAGCGTGACATGAAGCCTTCTACCAGCCCCTTATACATCGTGTGGCACTCATCAACGATGCCAAGACCGAAGACTATGTGCTTTCTGCGAATCGCTGTCTGGATGCTGGCAATCTGGATCATTTTGTTCGGATCGTAGCGTGGGTCATCTCCCTGCAACACCGAGAAGTCAGCCCCCAGCCGCTCGAAGGTTTCAATCGTTTGACCGACAAGTTTCAGGCGATCACAAAAGAACACCGATCTGATGCCCTTGTCGGCGGCATTCATCATCAAATGCGCTGCTATCATTGTCTTGCCCATCGAGCAGGGAGCTGCCAGTATCGGGCGCTTCTTTCCGTGCCGCAGAGACTCCCGAAGAGCCTCCACAGCGTCAATCTGGTGCGGTCTTAATTCAATCATCTCAATCCTTAATTCGCTAAAACCTATATCAAAATTTTTTGATATAGATTGTCAAAGAAGAAACAAACCAACGCTGATTAACCAAGCTGCAAGAACGAATCCTGCGGCTCCGACCATCGCGCCTATTATTTTGGCGATTGATTTCCAGCGCGGTTCTGACCATGCGGCGCCGTCGTGTGTGCAACGGCGCTGGAAGCGGTACTGTTTGATGTCGTCTTGGCTCATCTGGCGTACTCCGGTGCTGTTTCCCACAGCTCCCACGCGTAGTATTCGTACTCTGCAAGGAAGTGCAGAGCATAGTCGTGAAGCAGTTGGCGTTCTCGACGGCGCGATATCACGGCTGCGTCTGCTGAGAAGATAGGAGCCATGCCGAAATCCGAAACCGGCGTTTTACTGATATCTGCAATTCGTGACGCAGCGAATGTAATGTCGCCGTCTAGAGCCTCGTAATAAACTGTGCTTGTGCCTAGCACCTTCGCAAGTGCCGCAACCGCAGCATCTAGCGCGGCTGGGGAAGGATCAAACTCACCCCATCGGATGCACTGATCTAGGTTTTCTTCGATGACTCTATACATGGCACGTTGTTTGCTTATATCCATTGTTTTATCTCCTATGAGGCAACACCGCGCTGCCTATGAGCTGTATCTTAATGATCCAGACATAGGTGTCAACTTATTTCGTTTACCAGAATCACTTATTTCTTATGTTTTTTGTATTCGTTTATATCAATCAAACGCTCTCGAAGAATCGCTTTCTCCCAATTCTTACAACTGGGGCAGTACCAGCCCGACCTGAAGGGCTTGGCTTTATCGACATCAAACCCCTCGAAGCCCACCACCTCAACCATCTGTTCTCCACACTTGCACGGTATCGCATCCATTTGATTTTCCTAGTATTTTCGACCATTGCTCAAATTTTAGGCACAGTTGCCCTTTTTCCCCCGCAAGAGCCCACGACCTGTACATCATGGGACTAGCGCCGGCGCGTGGCCGAAGCCCGAAGGCTTGGTACTCAACAGTTGGTCCACCCGAGTGAACCCTTCCCCCCGACCTGACGCTTCACAGCGTGGAACGGTCGGACCGCGTTCGTACAGTATCTCGTCAACGGTTGCGGCGTTATAACTTGCGGTTGCCTGTTGTCAAGGGCAGAGACAGAGCAGGACGGATGTTGACTTGACCTCCCATTTCTGGGGCTGGTTTAAAGGCGACAGCTCGCCATGAGCCTGAGTACGTCCGGCTTTGCCACACGGTCGGTATACTGAATCTAGGGAAGGGAGGTTGAAGACAACACAATATGTTGTATAATCGCGCTGTCGGGTTTCCTGCTTTCCAAGGTTCAGTCGGAATTTAGGGCTCGTAACCCACCGACACTTTGATTTTATCTCCCTTAGTGTGAACATTCAAGCCTCTTTAATCGGAGGCTTTTTTTTGCTCTACAGAAATTGTCACGGACAAATCATCAATTTTTTTATGCACTTTTGTCTGTAAATAAAAATGGTTGACCACTGTCTACATATAGCGTAGACTGGCTCTACTTTTAACCAAGGAGAAACGAAATGAAAGCAGCAAGCAACACAGAAATGAAACCAAAAACAATCATCGTTGACGGACAGCAGTATGTCTGCGCCGACTCGGTAAAGGCCGAGCCGACACAAAAGCAAATTGTTGTGCTTCAGCGCGGCTGGGTTGTTGTGGGAGATGTCAGCAAATCTGAAACCGAGGTGAAGATTAAAAACGCCTTCGTCATTCGGGTTTGGGGAACCAGTAGGGGACTCGGAGAAATCGCTGAAAACGGCCCAACCAGTAAAACAGTATTAGATTCATGCCCAATGCTCTCCGTTCATCCGTTGTCGATTGTGTTCTGCATGAATGTCAACGAGAGCAAATGGTCATGAACGAGCTGGAATCAGTTGCTTTTGCATTAACTGGCGACAGCTATGGCGACGGCAACTACTACGTCTACTGCTACGGCTACGGCGACGGCGACAGCTATGGCAAAGGCTATGGTGATGGATACGGCTGCGGCAACGGAAACGGCTATGGCTACGGCGAATGCTACGGAAACAGCTACGGCAGCGGCAACGGAAACGGCTCGTAGACAATGCGGGGGAAATGGTGATGAACGAGCTGGAATCTTTTTCCATTGCATTGACCGACGACAGCTATGGCTGCGGTTACTGTTACGGCTACGGCAGCAAAAACGGCTGCGGAAACGGCGAAGGCTACGGTTACGGCTGCGGCTACGGAGACGGATACGGCAGCGGCTACGGAGACGGCAATGGCGAAGGCTATGGCTATGGCTATGGCAATAGCTGCGGAAACGGCTATGGCTACGGTTATGGCAACGGCTACGGCTACACCAACGGCGAAGGCTATGGCTATGGCTGGTAGACAATAAGGAGAAAATGGATGCGAGGAGAAACATCATGAAAGTCCTAACCGTCAACATGCACTCAGCTACAGGCCAAGCGCAGCCCCTTATCTATAAAGACGTCACCGATCACAAACTCCAATACTACGACATGGCGCACCGCCTCAGCGGATACGCCGAAGGGCTAGACGAAAAAATGCACGACGCACTCGTCCACTTGCTCATGAAATCAGAAACCCTGCTCGAAGAAGCATGGGACGAATACCAAGCCTCGCTGCCACCAGACCAACGCATCTGGACGTGGGATGACAAAGCCCTAAAGATCACGCTCGACGACGACACCATCGTCCAGCTCAACCCCATATACGTCATTGGCGTAGTCTGGCGCGAGGAACTCGAACCAGAACAACCAGAACTCTGGGACGTCGAAGAAGACGAAAGTGAGACCGATGGCGATGTATAAAAATATCGAACAACCAAAATACGTATGGCGCGTAGAACTCGCGCCAAAAGTAATCTGGTATCGGGAAGAAGGCCAACAACCTAACGCCTTCCATCGAATGATGCAGCGCCTGTTCTTCGGGTTTAAATGGGAAAAGCTCGACTACGAGGGAAGTGAGACCGATGACTGACAACAGCTATGGCTGCGGTTACGGCTACGGCTACGGCTATGGCTGGTAGACAATAAGGAGCAGACTGCTTACAGACAGACGAGGATCTGACGCTGGAAGAAATAGAGGACACAGAAAGAAATTTTAATTGGAGACAAGCGGTATCTGGCTGACGGGCAGAGGATAAAAGTTTTGCGCCTCGATGAGAAAGACATCGAAGAACAAGAGTAGTACAAGAGTAATTTATTTTTTAACCAAGGAGATAAAAAATGTACACATCGCAAGAAATCAACGAACTTGCTTCAGCTCTGGCTGTCGCACAAGGTCAGATGGGAGGTGCTATCAAAGGCGCCGACAATCCTTTCTTCAGATCCAAATATGCGGATCTGGGAAGCGTCATAGCCGCTGTGAAGGAACCGCTGGCTGAGAATGGTCTCAGCTACGTTCAGTTTCCGTTCGCCTCTGACGGCACAGTAGGCGTTATAACGAGACTGATGCACTCTTCTGGCCAGTTCATTGAAGCTGGTTTCTCGATCCCAGCCCCAAAAAACGATCCGCACACTTACGGTGGGTTGGTGACCTACTGCCGCCGGTTCTCGCTTCAAAGTATTTTAGGCGTCCCAGCCGAGGATGACGATGGCAACGCGGTTACTCAGTCTGCGAAGACTCTGATCAACGCTGAGCAAGTTGCTTCAATCAAGGCTTTGATTAACAAAACAAACACGAACGAATCAAAGTTACTGAAGGCGTACAACGTCTCTTCCATTGAGCAGCTCACAACTGACCAGTTTGACAATGCACTACCATTACTTCAATCAAAGCTGGAGGCGTGATGATTCAGGGATCGGAAGAATGGTTACAGGCCCGCCTTGGAGTGGTTACAGCTAGTAACTTCTCCAAGGTCTTTACCACGGCTGGGAAACTCTCAACAAGCCGTGAAGGGCTTATCAACCAGCTCATAGCGGAAAACTTAACGCAGAAGCCGACAGAGGTTTACAAGACAGACGCAATGGCACGTGGGACAGAGCTAGAACCACAAGCTCGTGCAATGTTTGAGATCATGATGGGCGTTGACGTTGAGGAGGTCGGCTTAATCAAGATGAAGGGTCATGATATTGGCTGCTCACCCGATGGATTGTTCTCGGACGGATACGGCGCAACAGGATTGGAAGTCAAATGCCCGTTGCCAGCTACACATTGTGCTTATCTTCGTGAAGATAAACTCCCTACTAACTATGTTCAACAGGTGCAGGGAACCATGCTTATTTTGGGGCTTGAAAGGTATTTCTTTATGTCTTTCCATCCTGAGATGAAACCGCTCATCATCGAGGTCAAACGCGATGACGGGTTACTTGAACTGGCAGAGCCTCTACTTATTGAGACTGCCGAAATTGTTAAATCTGAAACTCAACGATTAAGGATCGAAAATGACATACGACAATAACAACCGTGGCGCACTTTGGAAGAACGAAAACAAGAAGACAGACAAGCACCCGAATCTTCGCGGAAC